CTTATATACAATGGGCGATGCCAAAAACAGAGATGTCCCAACGGGCAATCTTCACGCTATGATGGAGGGCAAGCTACCTACGGTCGGCTATGCCTTGTCACCTCCTCCACCACAACATGATTCATCTGTGAAGATATAACACCAGCGCGGATCCGCCGCGCCTCGGGTTCGCAACCATCTGCAAGGTCGGGTTGCAACCGACATGCCGTTACCAGCATGTGGCCACTGTTGACAATTAAGCCACGGACCGGCCCGACTCGTAGCACAGGGGTTAAAGTTGGCTAGACTCTAGGGGTACCCAATCCCCCCCCCCTGCTGGCCTTCACCTCAGCTGGGTCCCGTCCCCAGCACCAGGCTTCCACCTGCTCGTGGCAGCAGGCAAAAGAATAAGGCGTACACCAGCCGCTCAGCTGGAAAATGAGCGGCAAACACTCAGGTCCTTCTATGAGTGCAACTCCGGGCGGCGACAGGTAAACCGGTTTTGCTGTGAGTTGTGTACTTCTCCCGCGGGGCCGTTATCTTGCCCCACGCTCCCCTTCTAATTAGGAAAGAATGAATTGCGTGTAAATCGATCCGCAACACGGCCGGCCAACTGGTGGCCGGGCGCGCTTTGCATTCTTCAAGCGACCATCCTCCATGTCCCAGGCAGGGACTCCCTGAACGCGTCGTACGCGGTCAATGTGGCTGGCTCGAGATCCCAGATGTACTCCGAGAACGTCATCAGCTCGTCGTTGGTGGCATTGTAGCCAAGCTTGTCAAGTGTGTTCTGCTCCTCCTCGCAGCTGACGAGAGAGTTCCGCTCGTCGATAATGTCGCGGATATTGCAGGCGTTGTGCCCCTCTTCGCCGAATGCTCGGTAGCTCATCTCCCTGTCGGCGAAGTCGTACATGTTGCAGCCGTCGGCAAAGGCTTTGTACTTCCACGACACCGTGGGGAGGATTCCACTGAAGTCAGCCGCACGTGCCAGTGCGGATGCTGCCGCCAGCATGCGGATCGTCTTGAGGTCTCCGGTCTGTGCCGCCTGGACGGTTGACGGGGAGACGCTGACTCCAGAGTTGGCCATCGCGCGGGGCAGCTCCGGGCACCGGACATCGGTGAGCTCGCCGTCGTCGCACGCGATGTGCCACCCGACAAACGTCGCCCTCGTGTCGCAGTATACGATCTTCATGTTGAATCCGGCGTCTGACCAGAACTTGCTGAACAGGTTGCTCAGCTCATCGTGCGGCCGCATGGGCGGGTCCATGGTGCAAAGGGAGTCGTCCCCCTCAAAGCACCCATTCCACCACCGTGTCCGGCCCGTGAGGTCAATGCCCTTCCTCACGGTGGGGTCGAGAAACCTCTTGGGCTCACGGAACACGGAAGAGACCCACATCACGTAATTGATCCACCAGTTGAGGCACGAGGTGCCGCGGTGGCCGGATCGGCGAATCGCGTCGATGGTCACGGTCATCTTCTCGAACTTGTTTGAGAAGAACAGCTTGAGCTTCTGCTGCTCGCACGCGCGCTGGTGCTCCTCCATCCAGCTCTCGGGAACGACGCCGAACTCGGCGAGGACCTGCATGATGTGCTTCAGGATCGGATTCTCTATGAGCTTGCGGACAAGAACGTTGCACGTCGTGTCCCAGGCTGATCCGTCTCCTTCAATGGCGCGGGCTCCTTTCTTCTTCAGGTTGTCCACCACGCGCCCCATAGCATCACGCTTCGCCGCATGCTTGATGCTGCGGTCCTCAAAGTGCTCGAAGAGGAGCTCCTCAAAGCACTTCACCACCGTAAGCGCCATCAGCTGTCCCTCGTCCCCATCTGCTATGAGCATCCTCGGGGCCTTGCCCTCGGGCATGTTCTCTGGCTTGATGCCTGCCTTGAAGATGGCCTCGGGGCTCTCCTTCTTGTACAGGTTCTCCAGGGCGTTCTTGAACCGCGCGGTGTTCCACTTCTTGGACTTGTTCGCCTCGAGGTCGAGGTGCTCAATGGCCCAATCCTGGATGCGCTTCTTGGAGAACACACCACGCGTCGCGTCGTTCGACATTGCGGTGCTGATCAGTCCTCCGATGCGCGCGCGGTCGGCTTTGTTGATGTTGGGAACGCGTGCTTTCTTGATGATGCGCTCGTTGACGGCGGCCTCCAGGTTGGACGCGGTCTTCGAGTACACGTTCGGCTTCACTTGACATGGGCCCACTAGGGCCCCAACGATCGGCATGTGGTTGTTTGGTTCATCCTTGTTAAAGTTCTGTCCAACCACAGCCACCACTTCTCCCACCACCACCGTCCTGCCATCGTCTGCCGCTCCTGCGGCGGCGTCCATGTCACCCGGCATGCTTGGCTGGTCCATCGTGTCCACGCGGTAGTACTGCGTGGCCGTGGTGACACACGGCTGTGGCGGGGATCCCAGGGGATCGTGTGAGATCGCCGGCATGCCCTGCTGCCTCAGGCTGTTGGCCGAGGCGGGCGATCCGGTCGTGTCGGTCGACCCGTAGCCCATCGTGGCTTGGGCCGGTCGCGTTGCGCTGCTCGTGCGAAAGAGCTCGGGCACCTGCTCCCACTGCATGCACTTGGCGATGCAACACAGTGACCCGAGGCAACAGCCGTTGGCCGTCACCTCCTTGGTCACGTACTGTGAGACAGCAATGATACCCACGTGGCGCATGGCGACGTGATCGAGACTCCCAGTTGGCCAGAGAGCCTGTGCCGCGTTCTCCAGGTTGGCGAACAGCGACGAAGACTTCGTCTGGTTGCGGAGGCCGTGATACAGCGTCCGACTAATCTTGGAGTACTCCTCCTCGGTCAGGGTGATGTCGTACGCGTCCATCGTGCGGTACGGCATGAG